AGATAATATTACTGTAATAGGAAGTGCAATAGATAAGATAAATCAAATAGGAGGATATGAATTTGATTGGAATAGTAGTTCTGAGCATAGCGGTCATGATGTTGGTGTTATCGCTCAAGAAATCGAAAAAGTGCTGCCAGAAGTAGTAGTCGATAGAGATACCGGCTATAAAGCAGTACGTTATGAAAAAATCGTCGCGTTATTAATACAAGCTGTTAAAGAGCAGCAGTTACAAATCGATGAGCTAAAGTCAAAGCTCTAGCGACAGAAACCAACTTATATGGATATGACATACCCATCCTGGACATACCAGGGTAGGATCTACACCGATATATCAGACTTCCCAGAAGGAACTTACGGCTTTATTTATGAGGTTTTTCACAAACCCTCTGGCTTGAAGTACCTTGGTAAGAAAGTACTGTTTTTCGAAAGGAATAAGAAGTTAGGCAAAAGAGCATTAGAAGCTTTAAGAGAAGAAAGAAAAGCAAAAGGTATCGGAGGCCGTACCCCACTTAAACAAAAAGTCATAATAGAGTCTGATTGGAAAGACTATTATGGCTCTCATCCTAAAATACAACAACTTGTAAAAGATTCGGATGATTTATCAAAAGATTTTCAACGTAGAATACTTGACTTAGTTCCCAATAAGAAGCTTCTCACATATTATGAATGTAAACACCTATTTATAAATGACGTCCTAGAGACATATAGTCATCAATATATTAATGACAATATACTAGGAAAGTTTTATAGAAAAGATTTTAGCAATGAAACTAACTGATATATTACTTAACGAATACGAAGATACTAAAATAGAGTTGAAAGGTGAAATGATTTTACCTATCGATAAAGAAGTAGCATTACAAGCTGAAGATGATGAATACAATAGAGGTCTTTTAGTAACAAGTAATGAAGATAGAAGTTATGACGTAGCATATTGGGCTCAAGATCTTAAACCTTACCCAATCGAAGTAATAATAGACGGTAAATCAGTTTCTAAGGATGCTAAAATAATAAAGCTTCAATATCACCCAGAAATGAAAACAGATGATTAGAATAAAAGAACTTATCGGATTCCCATCTCTACAATACCATATAGATAATGGACTGACATTACATGAGAATGTCTACCGTTATAACTCTGATGCATTTATACAACTATTTGCTGAAGCAAGAGACGCTTGGAGAGACGGTTATATTACGTTAAACGAAGAAGACGAAAAGCTTTTAGAGACAACTGACATAGGAGAATACGGAGATTACAATGGAATGAAGGTACCATTAGACTTACCTATGGTATCACCAGATAAGAATGCTTTATTTGAAATAGGCTGCATGATTGATGAAATGATCGAAAACGAGGAAACGATTGATGAAGCTCTTTCAATAGATGAAATGATTGACTATGACCTAGTTAAGGAGCTTGTCGAATCAATCGGCGGTACTATTAATATGGAAGCATTTAGAAAAGCAGTAGAGATTCAAAATGAAACTTTTGATTACTCTGGTTTTGATATGTTGAAAGCATCTGTAGACTATATACCTGAAGCAGAATACAGAGGTAAAAAAGTACAACTTAACAAACCAAAAAGAGGTGGATCTAAAAAGTTCTACGTTTATGTTAAGTCAAAGAAAGGTAACGTTAAAAAAGTATCATTTGGTGATACTGGTCTTTCAGTTAAGTTAAAGCAAAGAGGAGCTAGAGCATCTTTCGCAGCTCGTCATAAATGTGCTCAAAAGAAAGATAAAACAAAAGCAGGTTATTGGTCTTGTAATATAGGCCGTTATTGGAAATCATTAGGTGGCGGATCAAACTTCTCAGGTTACTGGTAGACCTTATTCTGAAAAAAAAGAAGACGGTTATATAATAAGAGAGTTCTCTCGAAATACTCCTACTTACGAACTTGTATGGCATAGAGATAAGAAAGACCGTGTGGTTGAAGCTATGCATGAAACTGATTGGATGTTTCAACTAGATAACGAGGTTCCCCAGAGATTAACAGAAAACAAACTATTTATACCAAAAGAAACCTATCATCGTTTGATAAAAGGAACTGATGATTTAGTTGTAAAGATATGGCAAAAGGATTAACTTTAGGTAACTACGCAGGTAGTCCTAAAAGAAAAAGACCAGGCGTACATGCTAAGTCTAAATCGTCAAAGTTAAAAACCTCTAGAAACTATAAAAAAGGATATAGAGGACAAGGAAGATAAAATGAAGCTAAGTAATATAATATTAGAAGATTACTGGACTAGATTCCAACCAGAAGCTGAAGAGCTGCAAGATGAGATGAGAGATACTTACAATAGAGATGATATCTTTGTTACTATTATTCAACACTCAAATGGAGATCATGCTATGGGTAAGGTGAGTATTCATGAAAAAGATGCTCTTAGAAATGGAATCTATAAAAATATGAAAAACTTCTTAACCGCTAAAGGATTTGAAATAACAGGCGGAGCTAACTTTTACGATTATGATGATGATAGTGAATCTTTTCCAAGTATAAAATTTGAGTTTGCAATATGAAGTTATCAAAAATCATATTAGAGAATAAAAAACTCGTTGTACGAGAGCAACTAGACCTATCTTCTGAAGATGTTACTAAGTTAGCTGAAGCTATTACTAACAAACTTCAAGAATATTTAGATATAGATAATAGAACTTTACTTCATCAAACAGTATCTGCTGCGATTGGTGACCTTTTACAAAATAACGAAATATAAGTTGTTTTATAAAAATAAAGTTCTTATCTTTCTTAAAAGATACGGACTGGTTATATGGATTATACTTTCCTTTTAGGATCCATTGAAAATATATTGGGTAAAAGTCATAAGAGAGCTAGAGATAACTATGCTTTCCATTGCCCCTTTTGCAATCACCATAAGCCAAAGTTAGAGATTAACATGGCTACTAATGAAGAAGGAAAAAATCCTTGGGAGTGTTGGGTGTGTCAAACTAGAGGAAGAACTATTCGTTCTTTACTTTACCAACTTAAAACTCCAAGAGATCAAGCTGCAGAGATTTTAAAATATTTACCAAAAGGAGTTCGAACAGAATATAAAGGTATATCTATATTAGAACTCCCTAAAGAGTATCAATCGTTATATTCAGCATCTACTACTTCTGTAGTAGCTAACTTAGTAAGAAAATACCTATATGAAAGAGGACTTACCGATAATGATTTTATTAAATATGGGATTGGATACGCAACTACTGGAGAGTATGGAGGACGAGTTATTATCCCAAGTTATTCTCAATCCAATCAACTCAACTTTTTTGTTGCACGAACTTATGATGGGAACTATTTTAAATACAAAAATCCCGAAGCTTCCAAAGACATAGTATTCTTTGAAAACTTTATCAACTGGAACCAACCTATTATTTTATGTGAAGGAGTATTCGATGCAATAGCTATTCGTCGAAATGCTATTCCTATATTAGGTAAAAGCCTTTCCACATCTTTATACAAAAAAATAATAACTAGCCCACTTAAAGACGTCTATGTCGCATTAGATACTGATGCAAGAGATAGAGCTTTAGAAATAGCCGAACAACTACTTAATCAAGGTAAAAGAGTATTCTTAGTTAATCTACCACATAAGGATCCATCACAAATGGGCTTTAGAGCTTTTACCGAACTAATACAGACAGCAGAAGAACTTGACATTTCAGGCATCATGCTGCATAAACTAGACCTATGATAAAACAAGGTATGAATATTCTCAAACAAAATGAGAAGAAGAGATTAGAGTTCAATGCAGAACTTAAACAAATAAACTTTTTAGATAGAAGAGTTTATAAGAGAGGCGAAGGAGTATATTACCCGTCCGTAACAACCATACTCCAGTATATGCCCAAAAATAAGTTTTTTGAGTCTTGGCTCAAAGACGTTGGGCATAACGCCGATCTTATAATGAGAAGAGCAGGTAAAGAAGGAACTCAAGTACATGAAGCAGCAGAAGCTTTAGTAAAAGGAGAAGAAGTAAACTGGATGGATGATTATGGTAATGCTAAATATTCTCAAATAGTATGGGAAATGATACTTAAGTTTGCTGAGTTTTGGAAAACTTATAAACCTGAACTAATATCTACTGAAGAGTTTGTATGGTCAGATGAACACAAGTATGCAGGAACAGCTGATTTAGTTGTAAAGATGGATAACGAAATATGGCTTTTAGATTTAAAAACATCTAACTCTCTACATAAATCATATGATCTACAGTTAGCATCTTATGCTAAAGCATTAGGTGAAAGTAAAGATATTAAAATAGAAAGAACAGGTATTATATGGTTAAAAGCTCAATCAAGAGGTCCTTCTAAAAGAAAAGGAGTATATCAAGGTAAAGGATGGAAGATTGTAAATATAGACGATATAGATAAAAACTTTGAACTGTTCAAACTAGTCTACAAACTCTATGCATTAGAGAACCCAGTAACTGAACCTATTTATAATAGTTACCCTAGTACGATAAAACTATGAGGAAAAGTTGGATATTTGCTTTATTTTTACTATCTTTATATAGTTGCGGGAGTTACACTCTGCAGACTAATAAAGGTTATGAGATAAAGAGTATCCTAGCTTTAACTGAAGCAGGTGATACCATTTCAGTACCTTATAAAGATTTTATAAGAGATAGATATGATAACTATACACGATTTAACTGGAATAATAACTGGTACTGGAACAACTGGCGATACGATTATACTTGGAGGTGGAACTACTACTGGTGGAACACACCTAATAATAATTATTGGTATAATACTCCTCGTTATTATGGCACACCTGTTAGACCGAAAGTTAAACCTAAAAATGTTCCAAGACCTGGAGTCGTACCGGGAGTTTTGCCAAAAACAGAACAACCAAGAATTAGAATAAACCAAGGAAGAAGAAATGAAACTTACACAACTAATCCTAGAGAAACGCAACAGACCCAAACTCGTAGTAATGGCAGGAGGAGCTGGAACAGGCAAGTCGTACCTACTCAACCAACTCGATCTAGGATCACTCCATCTAGTCAACCCAGACAAATACGTGGAGGATCCAGACAGTCCGGCATACAACAAACTCAATCCAGGGGTAGCTCTAGCCAACAAGGAAGCAGAAGCTCTGTCAGACGACAAAACTAGCTTTGTTTGGGATACTACTGCATCTAATCCGTCTAAGGTTAAAATGTTCTTAGATAAAGGATACGATGTGTATATGGTAATGGTTTATACTCACCCTGTTATAGC